CATAGATAGGTTCAGAACTGAGAGAATTTCAGACTACTTCGAACACATACTTAACCTACATGCTAAGTGGTCTTTCCGTAAGATCAGAGCCGAAGTTACAGTAGCTCAGTCAGCTATCGTAAAACAACTAAAAGAAATGATTAAAGACCACGGCCTGTCTCTCAGCATTGATGAGTTCAGACCTAGCAAGTCTCACGGCAGTAAGCAAGAGCGTATAGCATCTACCCTTGAACCTAGATACGACAACTTACAAATTTGGCATTACAAAGGTGGGAACATTCAAGTACTAGAAGAAGAGTTATCTAGTAGGAACCCACCACACGATGACGTAATCGACGCATTAGCTTCATGTATTGATATGGCTATTAAACCATCTACTAGCTTAAACAGAAAAAACAGAAGCAACATTGTTTGGGCTAATAACAGATTTAGAGGTGCTGCCTAATGGCTGGTGAGACTTTAGACATTGAAAACATTGTTGAACCGGAGGTCTTAGCAGTTGAGATTGCTAACAGGTGGCGTGAGTGGGACACCCTTCGTAATACAAAAATCCAAGAGTGGAAAGAACTGCGTAACTACCTCTACGCAACTGACACTAAGACCACAGGCAATGCTATGCTCCCTTGGTCTAACACTACTACGACCCCTAAGCTCACGCAGCTTATGGATAACCTTCATGCTAACTACTTTGCTTCTTTGTTTCCCCAGCAAAAGTGGATGAGGTTTGAGGCTTCTTCCATTGATTCAAATGTAAAAGCTAAAAGAGACACCATCCAAGCGTATATGGAAAACAAAGTTAGGCAGTCTGATTTTGTCAACACAGCTTCTGATCTAATCTATGACTACATTCAATACGGTAATTGCTTCGCTACAGTACAGTGGGAAGACAGATACAAGATTAAAGAAGACGGAGATTACATTTCTCAGTACGTTGGTCCTAAGGTAGTTCGTATTTCTCCCTACGACATTTGCTTTAATCCAGCAGCATCTGATTTCCTTAAAGCACCTAAGATTATTAAGTCAATTAAAACCTTAGGTGAAATCAAAAGAATGATTAAGGATGACCCAGCTAAGGAAAACATGCAGGTCATTCTAGATAAAATGCTTCATGCTAGAGCAGCAGTAAGAGGTTCAGACGCTACCTTCAACAAATCAGAAGGCTACGTTGCAGATGGTTTCTCATCTATCCAGCACTACTATGAATCTGACTATGTAGAAATCCTAACTTTTTATGGCGATATCTTTGACTACCAAAATGATGAACTCCAAGTAGACCGTATCATTACAGTAGTTGATAGAGCTTACATTCTGACTAACGAAGAGAACCCATCTTGGCTTGGACATGCCCCTGTCTTCCACGCAGGATGGAGACCTAGACCTGACAACCTCTACGCTATGGGACCACTAGATAACCTAGTCGGTATGCAATACAGAATTGACCACCTAGAAAACCTCAAAGCTGACGTATTCGACCAGATTGCTTACCCAGTTATGAAGATCAGAGGTGACGTAGAAGACTTCGACTTTGAACCTGGGACTAGAATCTATCTAGGTGAAGAAGGTGACGTAGGTTACTTAGTACCTGACGCTACAGCACTTAACGCTGACCTCCAGATTCAGACCCTAGAGAACAAGATGGAGGAAATGGCTGGCGCACCTAGACAAGCTATGGGTATCAGAACCCCAGGTGAAAAGACAGCCTTCGAAGTACAGTCTCTACAGAATGCTGCGTCTCGTATCTTCGAACACAAGACTGCTCACTTCGAAAGAGTATTCTTAGAACCAATTCTAAACTCCATGCTTGAGACAGCAAGACGGTACATGAACTTCAGTGACACTATTAAAGTTATTGATGATGCCACAGGTGTTGCTTTCTTTAGAGACATTACAAAAGATGACATTATTGCCTCCGGTAAAATTGTACCTGTTGGCGCTAGACACTTTGCCGAAAGGGCCAGGCGTGTTCAAAACCTCACTCAACTATTTCAAATCAAAGCTGCTGATCCCACTGTTTCTGCTCATCTCTCAGGTAAGGAGTTCGCTAAGATCATCTCTGAAGAACTTGGTGAGGCGTCTCTCTTTGGTGAAAACATCTCTGTCTCTGAGCAACTTGAGACTCAAACCCAGATGCAGAATGCTGAGGTGGTTAATCAAGATAACCTAATGACACAAGAAGAGATGGGTATCTAATGAAACAAGTTTGGTTCAGAGGAACTAAATCTGAGGACAAAGAGAAAAGAAGGTACGAAGTTCTTAATTACAGAAACGCATTCGATTCTCTAACTGAAATTCTTAACACTCATTACAAAAAGAAAGATGGTGTTAGGGACTACGAGACACCTAATTGGGAGTTTCGTCAAATCGCCGTCAACGAGTACAACCGAGTGCTTGAAGATATTCTTGAACTAATTGATCTAAACAAAAAGGATTAACAATGTCCGTTTTTGACACTGACTCCGATCAAACCACAGACGGTAGTCAGGCTACAGAGTCAGCTTTTGAAACTGAAGCCCAACCACAGGATTCATTTTTAGGCAAACTCGTCGAGACTAAGGGAGAGCAATGGAGTGACCCTGAGGTACTAGCTAAAGGTAAACTGGAAGCTGATACCTACATTAGTACTCTTGAGTCCCAACTTAAGGAACTCAAAGAAGATTTAGGTAAACAGGATTATGCCAAGTCATTGCTTGAACAACTTCAGAATAGGGCTACGGATACCACTAACGTAAACACTGAAGTACAGTCCAACAACAATAATACTAGTGGCACTGAAGCAGGCAATACCACGCCAGACCTAAGTGAGAACACACTTAAAAGCCTTGTTGAGCAGACGCTAACAGAACGTGAGAAACAGAGTACAGCTAAACAAAACATTGACTCTGTTAACCAGCAACTAGAACAGATGTATGGAACTGAGGCCAAAGTTGAAATTGAGAAGAAGGCACAAGCATTGGGTATGCCAGTAAGCCGTCTTCAAGATATTGCAACTGAGTCTCCTACAGCTTTCTTCACGCTAATCGGTGAGCAACGTAGGAACACCCAACCTATGGTTACCGGCACGATCAGAACTGAAGGCGTCAACATGCAGTCCGGCAATCAGGAAAGAAACTGGGACTATTACCAGAACCTGAGGCGGACTAACAAAAACCTGTACTACAGTCCTAAGGTTCAACAAAGTCTACTAGAGGATAGAAAACGACTAGGTAACCGATTTGGGCTTTAGTATGTCCTTTGTAAAAACAAGACAAACTAGGAGAAAATATCATGGCTATGACCACTGGTAGTGTTGATCTCCTTACTCGCGGCGAAGTATGGTCTGGCGAGCTTAAGGAAATTCTACGAGACGAAATGATGGCACAGAAGTATGTGCGTATGCTTGAGGGCTTCCCTGATGGCGATACGTTCTTTATTCCTTCCATCGGGCAGGCTCAGGTTGACGACTATTCGGAAGACACCGAAGTTGCATATCGTCCACTTGACACAGGTCAGTTCACGTTTTCCGTGGACAAGTATCTGTCGTCTGCTACCTACATCACGAAGAAAGCTGAACAGGACTCCTTCTACAGTGAGCAGATTATCTCTCGCTTTGTTCCTGAGCAGGAAAGAGCTATCATGGCTCACTTCGAAACGACGACCCTTGCTGCTGCTGACTCAGGTGTTTCAGCCAACAGTAACGAAGCACTTGACGGTGTAGAACATCGTTGGGCTGCTGCTGCTGGTACGATTTCGATTGAAGACTTTGCTCGCGCGCGCTTCGCTTTGAAAAGAGCTAGTGTTCCAGATCAGGCTTTGATTGCTATTGTTGATCCATCTGTCGAGTACACGATCAATACGATCTCCAACCTCGTTAATGTCAGCAATAACCCACGGTTTGAAGGCATTGTTGCAGACGGTATCGCCACAGGCATGACGTTCGTTAAGAACATCTATGGCTTTGACGTATATTGCTCTAACTACCTTGCGGATGTTACTGACAATGCTCTGCCAGACCGTGATAATTCAAATGTTGACTTCTCTTCTGACAACGGTAAGGCAAACTTGTTCTTCTCCGCTGCTCCGACTGTCACTCCCTTCGTTGGTGCGTGGCGTCAGATGCCAGAAGTTGACTACGAATATAACAAGGACTTGCAGCGTCACGAATATGTTACGACGAGCCGTTATGGTGTTAAACTGTACCGGCCTGAGAACATGGTTCGTGTTGCTTCCAAGCCTTCTGTGGTATAAGAAAGGAGAATTAAATTATGTCTTATACTAATGCAGACGGTCTATTTGTTATCACTAACAACGCTCAAGGTGCAGCTAGAGACAACGGCCTTAACGCTCAGAACGGTGTTAAGACTATGGTCTTTGAACTTAAAGACGCAACTGCGCTAGGCACTTCTGATGTTAATCCACAGCCGAATGATGCGTTCATTCCTGCTGGAGCTTACATTACGAAAGCCTCTTTGGTTGTCACTACGGCGTTTACCTCAGGTGGTTCCGCTACTCTGGGTATTGGTCTTCAGCAGGCTGACGGCACTATCATTGATGCAGATGGTATTGACGCGGCTGTTGCTGTTGCTGACTTGGCTGCTAACAAAGCTGTCGTATGTAACGGCGCTCTTGTTGGTGGCACGGCTACGGTTGGTGCAGCTAATGCATATATGTCGCTTGTCTACGCAACTGCGGCCTTCACGGCTGGTGCTGCTAAGCTGGTGATTGAATATATCGAAGTCTAAAAACTAAGGGGAGGGGCCTCAGGGATTACTTGGGGTTCCTCCTCTACCTTAACTTTGGAGCATTAAATGGCTAACGTAACTCATTCCAGTCTAACAGGTGCTGACCTACACGAACCTAAAGGAGTAGCTACAGCAAACTCTGAAGACGTATATGTAGCTAACGGCTCCGGTTCAGGTGCTTGGAAAGGTCAGACTTTACTCCTTAACAAGAAGCTAACTGACATCTCAGGTACATTCGATAGGTACATTCCTCTTCCTGTAGCTTGTACAGTCGTTCAAATTACTACAGCACTAAGCGCAGCCATCTCAGGAAGTGACTTAGTACTTACAGTTAAGAATGCAGCAGCAGCTACTATGGGTACTATTACAGTAACTCAGTCAGGGTCTGCCGCAGGTGATATTGATACGTTAACACCTACCTCTAATAATACCTTTGCAGTTAACACGGCCCTTGAGATTGAAGGTAATGGTGGGCCTAGTTCCCATGTAGATTTAGATGTTGCAATCCTCCTTGAAAGAGTTACCTCGTAATGAAGAAAACTCTCCTTGAGCTAGTCCAAAGTATCCTAAGTGACATGGACTCAGAGCCAGTCAACAGTATCAGTGACTCGATTGAGGCTGAGCAGATTGCTTCTGTAATCGAAGACACATACTTTAACTTTATCTCAGCTAGAGAAATCCCTGAGCATAGGCAGTTAATCAAACTAACTTCTTTATCTGATACGGCTAAACCAACTCATTTTAAGTATGTAGGAAAAGAAATCTTTTTTCTTAGGTACAACACAGATGAAAGCTCAGGAACTAACTACAAAGAAATTTATTTTGTAGAGCCTGAGGAATTTCTTAATCGTAACTCAGGTACAACCAACACCCTTGTGGTTCCAGATGTTAAGTCAGGAACTAGCCTAGTTATCCTAAATGATAGAATGCCTACAGTGTACACTTCTTTTGATGATGAACACATTGTTATGGACGCCTATAAAGCAACGGTAGAAAGCACTCTTCAGAATAGTAAGACACAGGCTTACGGTGTAGTATACCCTACGTTTACCATTGCAGATGGTTTCACACCTGACATAGATGACACACTGTTTCCTTACTTGTTAGCTGAAGCTAAGTCGGCTGCTTTTTCTTTGTTTAAGTCAGGTTCCGATCCTAAAGTAGAGCAGTCAGCTAGAAGACTAAAGTCCTACATTCAGAACGATCAGTATAGAACTAGGCGTGAGAACGTAAGAAACAAATACGGAAGGTAGTTATGGTAGAGTTTAAAGAAGATACAGCTAACCAAACCTGTGTCTGTAACTTAAGCAAGTTAAAACAAGAGTTGACTATTCGTAAGGCTAAAGATGGTTTTATCTTCTTTGAGATTGCTTCACCAAAAGGCAAGGTAGCCTACGAATTATCAGGTAAGTACAGTTCTATAGCTTCAGCTAAGAGAGCAGTCCAGGCTTACGATAACAACCTACCCCTTAGCCCTACAATAAAACGCGAGCAGTTTGCACAAGACCGACTCAAACGTAAGGAAAAGAAAACTAATGCCCCAGTCTTTGAACCAAAAGGTAACTAACACATTTATCAAAGGTTTAATTACTGAAGCTGGTGAGCTTACGTTTCCTGCTGATGCTTCAGTTGACGAACTAAATTGTCTACTCGAAAGGGATGGTAGCAGGAAAAGAAGAGAAGGAATTGACTTTGAAGAGTCAAATGTAGACTCTACGTTTAGTGTAAATGACGCAGACACAGTTAAGATAGATACTTGGCATAACGTAGCTGGTATCCCAGATAAAGAACTACTTGTAGTACAGGTAAACGATAAACTTTATTTCTATGACAAAGCTAACATACCTTACTCAGAGTATCAGCTTACAGGTTTTAGCTGGACCTTAAACTCATCCACTACTTCTTCGACTAGCTACATAACCCTATCTGATTTAGGATATACTGGTCGAGGGTCAATCAATGATGACAAGTGTGAGTTTACAGCTATATCTGGGATGCTTGTTATAGCTCACCCAAGCCTTGAGACTACAGCTATTATAGCTACGCTTGATACATCCAGTGGCTCTTCTGTTTGGAGTTTTAGTGTAGAGCCTATTACGTTTAGAAGCAGGGACTTTAAGCTGCTATCAAACAGAACTACGTTAAGTGAACCTGTCTCTGAAGCTACTGTGTCAGCCGATAGAGTATACGACACAAGGAACTCAGGTTGGGTTGGAGAGAAGGGTGCAGCAGCCTTAAGCACATACTTTGATACAACCCCTTTTGAATTTCCTGCATTAAATCTATCTTGGTTCGCAGGTAAGAATAGTTCAGGTAACTTTGCTGTAGCTGAGTGGGAAAAGATACAAGCTGGCTCTTCTGTAATAGGCCAAGGACACAACCTAGTTAACTTCTTTAACAGAGATAGAAGCACCTTAGGTTCGTACACAACTAGGGCTGGTGGTACTATTAGCCTTCCAAGTAGTTTAGCTACAGAGGTTATTAAAGATAGGTTTTCAACTGTAGTAGCTATGTCAGGCAGAGTGTTTTACTCAGGTCTAAATAGGGGTAACCACGAAGAAAGTAATGTAGTTCTTTTCTCAAGGATCGTTGAAGGAGCTTCTTCAAGTATCTCTGTAGACTCAACAGGGCTAGGTGATTGTCACCAAAAGAATGACCCAACTTCAGAAGACTTCCCTGATTTGTTAGATGATGACGGAGGTGTAATTAGAATCCCTGAGGCTTATGGTATTCGTAAACTACACCAGTTTAATAACAGTGTCTTTGTCTTCGCTGAGAATGGTGTGTGGCAAATCAAAGGTGTAGACGACGTATTTAGAGCTACAGGTTTTGCAATTAACAAGATTTCATCTATAGGTATATTCAATAGAGAAACCTTTGTTTCTGCTGATGGTATTCCATTCTGGTGGAGTGACCAAGGTATACACACTCTTGGTTTTAATGACCAGACATTTCAAGCAGCTGAGAATAACATCAGTCTGAATACTATCCAGAAGTTTTTTGATAAGATCGACGCTACACAGAAAAGTAAATGCACAGGTGTTTTTGATCCTGTCAATAAAAGAATTTTTTGGATGTATCCTAGTGCATCTGAAGCTATTGAGGCTAAGTTAAATAACTTCCTAATCTTAGACATTGCTCTTCAGGCTTTTTACCCTTGGACTGTATCTGACGCTTCTGTAGACTCTCCTGAAATATTAGGTGCTTCTTACTACAAAGGTTTCTCGTCTGAAGTTCTAGCATTTAACATAGTTGACGGAGACGAAGACACAGTAGTTGATGCAAACGGGGATACTGTAATTAAATATGACAATAGTTTCGTAGCTACAGGAGAACCTGCACTAATTTTTCTTTGTAGAAACGCATCAAGCAATACTGTGTCTATGGCTTTTTTCTATAAGACAGACTTTAAGGACTGGGGTTCAGCTAATTACTCATCCTTTGCTGAGGCAGGCTATGAGTTTATGGGTGATCTTATGCTACGAAAGAACGCACCCTACATTCAAGTCTACTCCAGAGTAACTGAAACAGGTTGGACAGGTAATGAGACAAGTGGTTACGAACCAATCAGAGAAGGCTCCTTGTTGGTTTCTTCCTTCTGGGACTTCAGTAAGGCAGGTACACAGCAACAGCAAGCGTACAGACTTAAACCTATGCCTATTGTTGACCCCACTAACTTGACTGACTTTGGATATCCTGATACAGTGATAGATACCAGACTTAAAATTAGGGGCAGAGGTAAATCTATGCGTCTTAAGTTTGAGTCAGAAGAAGGTAAAGACTTTCACCTACTTGGATATGGAGTTTTAAGTGCCATCAACAGAAGGTTCTAAAGTAAGAGAAGCTACGCATGAGGATATCTTTGAGCTTCTAATGTTAGCCTATGAGTTTTCTAAAGAAGGCCCAGATCACTTCAAACCCTTCGAGAAAGATGTAGTTGAAGAAAGACTGACAGGTGCCATAGCTAACGAAGATTATCTTGTTCTCGTACTAGAAAACAATGAAGAAATACAAGGAGGTATCGTAAGTGTGTGCATGGCTCCTTGGATGATGAGTGAACCTTTTGCTGTTGAGTTAGCTTGGTTTGTTCGTAAGTCAGCTAGAGACGGCAGAGGAGCCATTAAACTAGTTAAAGCCTACGAAACTTGGGCTAAGTCTAAAGGTGTTACTAAAATAGGTATGAGTGACTTAACTAAGATTCAGAGTCTAGGTAAACTTTATGAAAGACTAGGTTATTCTCTTAGCGAGACTAGTTACATTAAGGAGATTTAATATGGCAGGGATAGCAACAATAGCCCTTGTAGGTTTATCCGTTGTAGGTACTGGCTTTAGTGTTGTACAGCAGCAAAAAGCAGCTAAGCAACAGAGAAAAGCTAGAAGAGCGCAACAGCGTCAACAAGAGGTTAGTGCTAGAAGAGACAGAATTAGAGCTGTACGCCAACAACAGATTGCTGCGTCACAAGCTAGGGCTTCTTCGGCTGGTCTAGGTGGCTTAGAGACTTCAGGGTTTAGAGGTGGTCAAACAGCACTACAGTCTAACCTTGGGGCGGGTCTTGGGTTCTCTACTGAGATGTCAGGCTTAAGTAGAAACATTAGTATGTTCCAACAGAAAGCTGCAAATGCTATGGGTCTAGCTAGAATGGGTCAGGCTTTTTCTGGTTTGGCTATGCAAGGGGCGTCTTTAAGTATGCAAATGGGTAGTCAACCTAATCAGGCTGAAATACCTAGGCTTGGTGGCGGCACACCAAACGACTACGGTGGTATTTACAATTTAGGTTACTAATTAGTAAAAACCTTTTGTAGTCTAGCTTTAAGGAATAACGTATGCCTGAGATTGATACCTTCGACGAACAGTCTGATCTAACTATTGACGAAAGATTCCCTTCTGTTGACCCTTATGAACCTGACTCTGTAAGAGCTAAGGACATTGTTGTAGCTACAGGTGAAGAAACAGACACGTTTGAAGCTAAACAAAAGTTCTCAGATATTAGTCAGCAAGCCTTTTCTGAGGTCTTTGCTAGAGGACAGCTTTTCAATAAGTCAGCAGAACAGTTAGTTCAAGAAGCACAAGACCTATCTAACAAACAAAGGGAGTTCAATGAAAACCCTGACTTTGTGATTGAACAGGCATTACCTCAGCGTGACCAAAACTGGGATGACCTACAGACTAGAGTAGCTGTCAACTATCAAATAGCTCAAGAAGTCTCATCTAATCTTATGGACCAAACTAAGGCGGAAGGTACGTCTTGGTTTACCTACGGGACTGACTTCTTAGGTAGATACATCTTCAGACAAATCCCTATAGGCACCTACGAAGACTTTACAGGAAGAACTGAAAGAAAAGGTAGGGAAATCCTATCTAAAGTCGTAGCTCTTCCTCCTAAGGAATTTAAAGTATGGATGCAAAACTACACAGACGAAGTAGCTAAAGAAGGCTTTCTAAGTGACAAGAACCTATTTGCTGCTTTAGCTCTCCAAGAGGAAGTAGGTAGCAAAGGGTTTGACCCTAACAAAGAACTAACTAGATTGTTAGCTGTCCTAGATATCCCTACTCCAGCGGCAATACTAAAGGCAGGTAGACTAGCATCTAAAGTAGGGTCTTCCATGAAGTCAACCACAGCTATTGGCAGAGTTACAGCCGTTGCAGGGGATGACGCAGGTCAAGCCGCTGCTGAGAGTACCCTAGCTAAGAGTGCTGACCCTGAAACATTAAGTAATTTAGGTGATGTAGCTACAGACTTAAATGCACCAACCACCCCTGTAAGACCAAGTAACACAGCCTTTGTACGACGTATGAAGGAAAATGACATAATTCAAAAGATAGACCACGTTTGGAAACAAGGTGGTTTTGGTCGAGTTATGCCTAGGGAAAAGATTGCAGAAGTAGCCAAAGGAATTGCAGAAGATTACTCAGCAAAGATTAACCATGTCGTCCATTCAGGTGTTGACTTAGTAGACGAAGGCTTGGGTGTATATGTAGCTAGGTTTAAGCTAGGTAATCCTGACAGTGGTGCTGTGTTTGAACCTGTAGCTTACAGGGCAGGGTTAGACGGTAAAAGAGTTGATGTTGATCTAGCTGAAGAAGCCGGTACAGTAGGTGGCAGAGCCGTAGGGCCGGACGGTGTTAGAGTACCTGGAGCAACTAGGCTTAGTCAATTAGACGAAGTAGGTGAAGGTACTGAAGCAGCCTCTAAGGTAGAGACTAAGTACGAGCCACCTCAGGCAGTAATAGACATGGCTGAGAAAGTTGGCCCTAATGCTAAAGTGGTTCAGTTCGATCCTTCTGATGCCTCTAAGGGTTACCTAATTGAGGTTTCAGAACGTATAGACACATTAGGTCTTCCTGAGAAATTGTCTGACCAAATGTGGGAAGCAACCAATCTGTCTCTTGCTGGTAGGATTGTTAGAGATACAGTAGGCAAATTGTTTAACAACTCACTAACTACGTCTGCTGCTATAAGAGATAACGAAAGACTTACTGTCTTAGCTCAGCTAGGCCAAGGTGGTAGGGCCGCAATAAAAGAGATTGTAAGACCCTACGAAAAAGCTATTAAGTCTCTTAACTCTGAGGCTGAGTACACACTTAGGGCTGTCTACACTAAACTAAGAGACGGCTCAGATGCCCACCTAAGAGTTAGGTACACAGAGGCTGAATTTAGGCAAGAGTATAAAAACCTTCACCCTCGTAAGTTAGAGGCTACAGACAAAGAAGTTGAGGCATACAATGCTCTAGCTACTGTAGAAGAAGCTGATTACATTCTTAAAGCTACGAAAGAAGTTCAAAGATATGTAGCTAAAGGTTATACTACATCTGTTGAAGTTGGGGAAGACGTTGCTGGAAAAGGTATCTTCGTACCAGCTAAAAGAATTAACCCATCCCAACTAGAAGATGGGGCTATTGTCAGAACCGTAGAAGGTAAAATCTTTGGACCTATTGACGAAATCTTAGATGAAGTACCTGAAGACTTTCCTGTGTGGAAACTAGACAAACCACTAGGAACAGGTGAAAAATACATTATTCAACCTAAGAGTTCTCGTATGGTCAGCCCTTCAGATGTTATGGGCTACAACCCAGGTGGCTCAAGGCTTAATCCTTTTGCTAATTACTTTGTTGTTATAGGCGATGGAGAAGGGTCCAGACTTAAGTCTCTTATATCAGCTTTTTCTGAAGTAGACGGTAACAAAGCCCTAGACCAGATACGAACAATTATAAAAGCAATCGACTCAGGTGCTGATAACATTGATGACATCATTAAAGCCAACAGAGACTGGAACCCCGGTATCCAAAATAAGAATGACTTTGATGAGTACGCATTTAAAGTTGGTTGGACAAAAACTAAAGGTGAAGCCTTAACGGGGAAACTAGCTCTTAAGGGAAGAAACGACACTCTTGTTAAGGGCGACCTAGATAACCCAGATATTTGGGATAAAGCTAAGGTTACTGACTTCATTGAAAGTGACATGAGAAGAAACGACAAAGTTCTCCCTGAGTTTGGTGGCGGACTAGCTTACAATGAAGACCCTGTGTCCTCTGTGTTTTCTCAGTTTGGCAATTCAGCCTACGCTTACAGTAACAGAGCCTACACTCAGAACGCTATGGTTGGGTGGGTTAAAGCTGTCCAAAACACTGAAGGACAGAAGACAGGTCAGTTCAACTGGCTAAAGCAAACTGAAGGTGTAAGCGAAACTGACTACGAAACTCTCTTCAGAACAGCAGAAGTAACAGGTACAGGTGCTTTTGCTAGACGCATGAGAGAGATGAGGAACATTACTCTTCGTAGACTAGACATGCAAGATGAAGCTGCTGATAGACTGAATAGGTGGGGGGATCAAGCCGCTGAGTATGTTTTCGACGGTAAGTTACCCTTTGGTGCGTTCAAAGGTAAAAAGATGGACTTAGGTGATCCAACTAATCTATTGCTTAAAGTTGGTTTTCAGTCTGCCTTTGGTTTTTTGAATGTCTCTCAGTTCTTTATGCAAGGGTTCCACGCTACATCTATTATGATGATCTCCCCAGTACATGGGTTCAAAGGTGCAGCTATGACCTTTACTCAGAGAGGTTTGTTGTCAGCAGTTAAAGACCCAGCTACTTACAAAGAAGGTATAAAGAGGTTTGCCAAAGCTCACGATCTAACTGAAGAAACTGCTGAAGAATTGATGGAGTACATCAGAACCTCAGGTAGACATATTGTTGATGGTGACGCTATCGAAGCTGGTACAGGAATAGGCTTTGGAGTGTCCGGCTGGAGAGGGCAAGACCTAACGTACAGTGCCATGAAAGCTAGGACTAACGAGCTTAGGGACGCAGCAGGTAAAGTCTTAGATGTAGGTCTTAAACCTTTTAATGCAGGTGAGCGTTTGTCTCGTCTTACAGCACTTAACACAGCTTTCTTGGAGTTTAAGAAGGCAAACCCTAACGTCTCAGCTATGTCAGATAGAGGAAGAAGTTGGATTACATCTAGGGAACAGACTTTAACTTTCAATATGACTACCGCAGATAAAGCTATGGTTCAGTCAAGTCTTATGAAGGTTCCTACTCAGTGGTTGTCATACAGTATGAGATCAATGGAAGCTGTCTTCGTAGGCAGAGGCCTATCTGAAGGTGAAAGACTAAGACTATTCGGTATACTTGGACCTATGTACGGTCTTTCCGGCTTTGGCTTTGCCACTTCGGCTGACTACATAGGTGAGAAGCTAGAAATTGAACCTGACAGTAGTTTGTATGTAGGGCTTAAGTACGGCGTTATTGACGGTTTGTCCGACTATCTGCTTGGTGATGCTGGTGGTGCAGTAGGTGTTGGTCAGAGGCTTGCCCCTATTAATGCCTTCGTAGATACCTACAAAGCTATCGTAGAGGAAGGAACACTACAAACCCTAGGTGGTCCATCAGGTGAGATTACCTTTAACATCCTTAAAACTGCCTTTGAAGCTATGGATAACTTAGCTAACGGACATACTGTGTCTATGACTGAGGACGTAATTAAAGTTCTTCGTCAACCTTCTGGATTGAATAACATAGCTAAGGGTGTTGGTATCTTAAACAACGGCATCTACCGAAGTAAAAATGGTATAGCTATCCCAGGTGAGATGGACGTTCCTCAGGCTCTAATCTCCTTTTTAGGTTTTACTCCTTTACAGGTGCAAGAGTTTTACAGCAGAAAAGGCTCTATGTATAACAGTGACAAACTCCTTCGTACCTTCAGAAAAGAAGTTAACACAGACGCTGAAAATGCCTTCAGACTTATAGACGCAGGGGATAAAAGAGGTTTTGAATTGTTAAACGAAATTGGCAGTAAGATAGCTTTGTCAGGTTTTGCTTGGAGGGACCAAGTATCTCTTCGCAGGGCAGCAATGAAAAGACTTGAGTCTCAGTGGCCTACAATGGCTAGAAAACTACTTAGACAAGATAGACTTTATGGGTTGCAAGCTACAGAATCAATAATTTTTCCTGAGGAGAATAACTAATGGCCGGTCCTTTTTATAACCCACAAGCAGGTATGGGTATCGAAGCAGCAGGTGCAAGTGCAGTAGAAAGTCCTGTAGCTCCTGTTAGAACCTCAGGTGCTGATGCAGTTACTGCTGGTTTGAACCTAGCTAGTCAGGGTGTGTCTCTGTACGGTCAGTACCAAAGGTCTCAAGGGAGGTCTGGAGGAACTAGAAGCGGTAGCCCTGACCCTAATGTGGCTGTATTTGCTGAAGAGATGAACAAAGTTGAACAGATTAGGTCAGAACAGGGTGACTTAGCTGGTAGGCTTGCTGAAAGGTCTGTAGCTAGTAACTTCGCAGCCGCTGGTGTTTCGTTTAAAGATA